CTACATCGGTACGCGCATCGTCACCTTGCGAGGGCGCTCGCCATTGCCCTGCACAAGCACTGTCACGACACAGTTCTGGCCGTCATTTGATGGATAAACCGAGAGAAGCTGGCCGCCGGTTTCGCGTACCACACGCGAGACGGCGGAGGTGCAGTCACTTGCAACCTGCTGTACACGCGCTACCGATGGCACACCCTGCACATCAGCCTGCGGCGCAGGAAAGCCGGAGAGACCGGCTGCAAGCGTCGCGATGATGAGAGGTGATGCCATTGCAAAAAACTTCCAAAGAAAAATCGGATGCACGTCGAAACGAATTCTTGGCCGAATATGTATCGCAAAGCGTCTGAATGGCAAATGAATGTGGGGTGTGGTGGCGTTGAGGGTAAGGTCAAGGGTAGCGGGTGGGGCTCACCCCCCTCTGCCCTGCCGGGCATCTCCCCCTCAGGTGGGGAGATCGGCAAGACGCGCGTTCCCCACTCTATCCTCAGCGTTCCAGATGGGCGAGAGATCTCAACGAGTCGATCTCACCCCTTGAGGGGGAGATGTCCGGCAGGACAGAGGGGGGTGAGCCACACCCACTACCGTCCAACCCACAATCCCCTACCTAATCTCACTTGTCGCAGCCAATCGCCCATACAACGCAATCAACCCACCCACGCCACCGGCCACCGTCACCAGCCCCTCGGCAAGCTCGCCTTCGAACCCCGTCGGCAGGTTCAACCCCACCACATGCAGCAGCGGTGCCAACACCGCAATCAGCGCGCCCCAGACGGTTTTCGACTGATACCAGGCTTTCATATTGTCCATGCTTTACCCTTTCTCGGTTGACGTTATTGTGAAGTTTAAACACGCAAAACGGCGCTTGCCGCGATACCCAGTGGCACCGCTCGGCCAAGCTGGCGCACCCGAATCGCAAGCGTCGTCTGCTGCGAACCAAAATCAGCCACCTCGTCGCTCGCGGCATAAAGGCAAGCTGCCTCGCTCACCTCGATTGTTCGCCGCACCACATCATCGGATAGGATCTCGACCCGGTATCGTTCGGATGCTTCATCGAGCGGAATATCGGCGGCGTCCCAGCCATCGGCCTCCACTCGCCCGCGCCGCATCCATGTCAGCAGCACGCCGTCTGCTCCGCGCATACCACGCAAATGCACAGGTGCCAGCGGCATTTCGGCCCGCCTTCCACCTGCAAAAGCAAGTGGCCCAACTCTCGAGATTTGCGCACCCGCCGCCTCGATGATCCAATTCAGTTGCAGGCCGCGTTCGTCACCGCGCAGCCCCATCGGCACCACACCCGCATCCAGAACCACGACCTCGGCTCCAGCAACTGCGCCTGCCGCCATCGCGTCTTCTGTACCAGCAAGTCCTCGCAGCAGCCGCGTCATCCGCCAGCGCTGGGCCGCCACTTCTTCCACCTTCGCAAAAGCCGCAACCTCCCACGCGCCATTGGCACAGCGAATGGCAATACGGTTGGCCCCGTTCAGCACGGCAAGGTCGGAGACTGACGACAGATCGCCGTATGGCAGCGTGATCTCGATTGCCCCCGCAATGTTGAACCGCCCGATGAATCCCCTTGGCGTAGCACGCGAAAGCGCACCGATCTTGGCAGGCTGGTCCAGCAGCGCCCTCGCCTCGTAACCGTCGGTTCCTGATGAAGCGGACAGCACCATTCGCCGCCAAGGCCTGGCGAAGGCCGCAACCCGCGCAAAACCTTGCGCATCGCCCGCTTCATATCGCGGCAGATCCATCAGCACGATATCCGGGTCGAACCCGCTCGACGCGTTGCCACCGCCATTGCGGGGTGCTTCGACCTCGCCAGAAACCATGCTGACAGCAGGCGAAAACTCCCGTGCCTCGATGCGCCTGACATCGCCATCCTCGATCCGGCTCACCAGAAAACGCCCCTTGGGACCACCCTCCAGTTCGACGCAATCACCGGGGTCCAGCGCGATATCCTGCGGCGAAATCGCAAAGCGCACCGTGCGGCGCGCCAGCCGGTTGTCGCGCAACAGTGCCTCCACCGCATTTTGCGCGGTCTCCTGCGCCAGCACCGCGCCCAGATCATAACGCAGCACCCGGCTTCCGGCATTGTCGATGCGCCGGGAGCGAACGCTCGCCTGCTCGTAGTCCAGTGCCGGGTTGAAGGCAGTCAGCACCGCCTCGGCTGCAAAATCGCTCTCATGCCCGCGCGCCTCAGACCACAGCGCGCTATCCTCGATATCCGCATAAGCCGAGATCATCTTCGTGCGCGTGGCGGCCCGTCCGCGTGAAACGAAGCGCAACGTCGCTCCGTCTTCGATCACATCAACCTGAAACGCCTGCAACAACGGCTCCAGCAGGCTGCGCGCCGCGATCACATCGCCCTGCGCATACCCAGCCACATCGCCGATCACAGCGGAAACATCGAAGTCCGCAAAGCCATGGTCACCAAGCACCGCCGCAATCAAATCTGCCAGCGTGGTCGCCCCCAACCTGCCGTTCAGCCAGTGGCCGGTACGCCAATTGGCGCCATCGCTCCACGTCGCCGCATCCAGCGGAAAAGCGGGATAAGGCCGTGCATCCCACGTCCAAACAAACAGTTTGGCTGGATCGACCATATCGGCTGGTGCAGAAACGCCCGCCCAATGGTCGTGATGCGCTTCCAGAAACCGCCTTTGCTGGCTGTCGGAGCGCATAAGGCTGGAAAAATGCGGATAAGCGCTTTCTGATGATTTCGGGTCGATGAAGGTGTTGGGCCGGTTCGCGCCCTTGTCGATGGCCGGGCAGCCCAGTTCGGTGAACCAGATCGGCTTCATGCCCGGCACCCAGGCGCTCGGCGTCGCACTTTCCATGCCGTCTGTGCGGTTATAATGCCGGTTTTGCCACCAGCCCGCTAGATCCTTGTAACGATAGACCCAGTGCTTGCCCTTCAACCCATCGGAAATGGCGCTGCGCTTGCGACTGGCCAGGTCGGTGTCACTGGCATAATACCAGTCGAAACCCTCACCGCTCTCGATGCTGCGAACAAACCCCGCCGCATCGTCTGACCCATTGAAATTATCCGGATTGCCGCCCTGCACGTCATCGTCGCGCCAGTCGGACAGCGGCATGTAATTGTCGATGCCAACAGCATCGATATCAGCGCTCGCCCACAACGCATCGAGATGGAAGAACACGTCGCCCGTGTCATCCGACGGGTGATACCCAAAATATTCGCTCCAGTCGGCAGCGTAGGTCAGCTTCGTAACAGCGCCCACTACGGCGCGCACCTCACCCGCCAGCCGCACCAGTTCCTCAACGAACGGAAAGGCATTCGCCTGATCACGTACCCGCGTCAGCCCGCGCAGTTCAGAGCCGATCAGGAATGCCTCAACCCCGCCCGCCTGTTTCGCCAGCGCCGCGTAGTGCAGCACCATGCGTCGATACCCGTCAGTACGGTTGCAAAAAGTCGAGATTTGCGCCCGCCCCGCCACCGTGCGGTCAGCACTTCCGCTCTGCCCCGCGGCCGGGTGGCACGTAATGTTGCCGCGCCAGCCATAGGCATCCTGTTCCACCTTGCCATAGGGGTCAGGCAGAGCATTGCCCGCTGGCACATCCATCATCACAAACGGATAGAGGCATACTTTCAAGCCCCGCGCCTTCAAATCGGCAATGGCCTGCAAAACGGCTGTATCACCCGGTGTGCCGCCATAGGCCGGGCCACCGTCACGTCGGCTCACCAGCCGCGCCTGCCCGCGCCCCATTCCTGCAACAGACCATGTCACACTTTCGCGGTCGCGGAAGCCCACTTCCACACCGGGCAGAATGCGGCATTCGCCAGCGCGCATATCGGTGCCGAACCATGTCACCACCAGCGCCACGCTTTCAAGGTTCGGGCACAGCGCCTGTAATTCGTCAATCGAAGCCTGCCAGTCGGTTGCCGCCGCCAGATTGTGGCGGTTCATCACCCGGCTTTCGCCCGCCCCCGTCCGCTCTGACACGGCAACCGTCGCACAACCATGCTCCGTCGCGCCGGGTATCACCGTCACTGCCCGTATCTGCCCCTCCAGCTTGCCGATGGGCCTGATCACCTCGAACTGCAACAGCGGAATACGATTGCCGAAACCATCCAACGGCAACCGCTCGAACACCACGTAGGACAGGCCGCGATAAGCAGGCGCATTGCCCGCCCCTTGCCGCGCCTCGATCAACGGGTCGGGAAGCTGCGTATCGGTACCGGGGTAGAATCGCATTTCGATGCCGGTCAGGTCCAGCTCCTGTCCATCGGCCCACACCCGCCGCACCATCGCGGCCTCGCCTTCGCAAAGACCGACGGCAAGATTTGCAAAATATCGAAACGTCTCGACGGTCGTGCTGCTGCTACTGGTGCTCTTGCCGCCCTGCCGCTCCCGCGTCACGCTCTCTTCAAAGCGCGTCGCCCAGATCAGCGTGCCACCAATCCGCACCGTGCCATAAGCCCGTGCAATCGCTGCCCCCTCCTCGGCACCGGGAATGCGGGCCGTCGAAAGCCGCGCGCCGGTAACGGTCTTCGAAGAGGAAAACAGCGCGCTATCGACCGCACTGCCTGCCAGCGCACCCGCCGCCCTGCCGATGATGGCGCCCACCGGCCCAAAAATACTGCCAAGGGCAGCGCCCGCCGCCTGCAAAACAAGGGTTGCCATCAGTCACCTCTACGGAAATCGAAAAACGCCAGCGATGCGCCTGCGCCACGAAGGCACCAGCGCCGAGCGCAGCACGGAGGCCGCCTCATAGGCGTGGATGAAGTGATCGGCATCGGCCAGAATGCCCGCGTGCTTGGCCGCGAATTCCGGTCGCCAGCGGAACAGCAGCATGTCGCCCGGCAGCGCGTCCACCATGCTGGCAACCGGCTGGAAATGCCGCTCCGCAGCCGCCATCAACCTGTCCTCGCCGCCACGCTCGGCCCAGTCACGCGCATAGGGCGGCGGCAGTTCGGGCTCATCACCATAAAGCTCGCGCCAGATACCGCGCACCAGCCCCAGACAATCGCAGCCCACGCCTTTCAGGCAGGACTGATGCCGGTACGGCGTGCCGATCCAGCTGTCGGCCACCGCCAGAACCCGTCCACCGATATCGCTCATGAAAACAGCGCTCCGCCATCATGCTGAGTCCGGCTCGTCACATAGGAATAGGCGAAATCTGCCCCGGGCATATGCGGGAAGCCTCTGAAATTCAGGTGGTTGGCAAACTTGACCTTGCAGACGCCAAAGCTCTTGTCGCACCCCGCCGTCACCGTGAACGCATCGCCTGCCTGCGGGGCCGCCTCCAGCGGCAGCCAGAAATTCAAACTCGCCACACCGTCACGCACCACATGGTCGTCCAGATCGAAACTACGGCCCGCATTCACACCGGTTGAAAACACCAGCTTGCCCTGCCGGAAAAAACCGTCGGCAAAAGCGCTGAGGCCGGATACCATCATCCGTCCGGTTCCATCCACGGAAACCACCGCACCATCCGCCCGAAACGCCACGATATCAGCCCCGCACCTGGCATCACCCAGCGCCGCATCGCACCGCCGTCCATAAACGCGGCCCTGCGGCTGGCTCAGCCTGTGCGCAAAACTGCGCAGTTCCGCCGTGAATGCACCACCAGCGCGCGTCACCTCGCCAATCTCGCGTACCTTCAGCAGCACATGCTGCTCCGGCGCCTGCCAGTTGACGCGGTAAAGCTCCACCTTCGCGCCGTCGTAGCGTCCCGCAGCCAGATCGGCCTCACTCACCGCCTCGCTGGAAAACCCGCCCGCGACCTCGCCGCTGCTGGCCGCCAACCCCGTTTCGCTATCGTTTTCGCCCGCCTGAAAACCGCTCGCGGCCAGATAGGTCACGCCGCCAAATATCAGCGCCTCGTCATGCTCGGTAAAACCCAACACCGCGCCATCGCGAAGGCTAACCTTCCAGCAATGGCATGTCGTCGTTGCCTCACCCTCCAGATGCGCTGCGAAATCCTGTGGCACTTTTTTCACGGCAAAATCTCCACCAGCGGAATGGAAGGAATGCGCCCGGCCTCGAAGGTAGCAAGGCTCACATCGATGCGGTCGATATCGAAACGAACAGGCACGTCGAACTCGAAACCCGCCCTCACAGCCGCGCCCGCCGCTGGCACATGCCCCGCCGCAAACGTCACGATCCCGGTCGCATGGTCGGTGCTGACATTCGTTGCCGCAATGCCATTCACCGAAACCACCACAGACCCCTCCACCGGCTTGGCAATGGTCCGCGTCCACCCTCCGCCCGCATCGGCATAGGTCTTCACCAGCTGAAACGCGGCCGTCACCCCGTCACCCGTGCCGATCCGCTGGTCCATCACAGACGGCACGGTCAGTGGCGGACACGACCGGAAATCCACCGGATCACGAAACCGAAATCCATAAAGCTGCCCGCCCCGCGCCTCGAAAAATTCCAGGACAGCATAGAGGTCGCTGACGGACCGAACTCCCGACCCGGCATCATAAGCCCGCCGAGAATTCCTCCACCTTTGGTTCCGGTTCTCCCGCCCGTTGGACAAATTGACAATATCCGTCCGCCGCACCGGCCCACCACTCGTCCCCATCGCCAACCGCAACGGAAACCGCACCTCATGAAATGCTGCCATGGATTTGATTTTCCTGGATTTAAAATGAAATTTTGAGAGCAGACGCTGGCGGCAGCGGGCGTGGCTTACCCCCCGCTCTGTCCTGCCGGACATCTCCCCCTCAAGGGGGGAGATCGGATGGCCGAACCACCTCACTTAAATCTCCGCGTCAAAGATGGACGAGAGGTCGCCACGAGTCGATCTCCCCACCTGAGGGGGAGATGTCCGGCAGGACAGAGGGGGTAAGCCACAAACTCAACGCCAACCACAAAAACACGCCTGCGCCAAACTAAAGCCCCCGCTGCCCCCGCCCCACACTGCGCGCCAGCATCGCCGCAATCTGCCCCTCGCTGCGCCGAAAACTCGCAGCATCACTCGCCGTCACATTGAACACGATCTGCGTTCCACCGCCGCCACCGGCCGACGCCACGCCCAGCGAACCGTCCGCCCCGCGTTTCAACGGCAAAATCGCCTCGCTGCCCGCCTCGCCCATCAGCCCCATATCGCCGCCCATGGGAAAAAACGTCGGGCTTGACACGACACCACCCTCGGCAAACGGCGTCACCCGACCCGGCACGCCGCCATTGGCAAAGGCAAAAAGCGATCCTGCCCCGGATGTCAGGCTGCTGACCGCTGAAGACAGCATGTTCTCCAGAGGCTTCAATCCGGCAGATAGCGCAATATTGGAAAGCCGCGTCCCCAGCCCCTGCAACACGCTGTCCAACCCCTTGCCGCCGGTGGTCGCCGCTCGCAATGCAGACGTGAGCGCCGACCCAAACCGTTGCGATCGCCGCTCCAGATCATCCATGACAGAAGCCAAAGCCTCCGCCTCCTCACGCTGGTCGGCAAAGTTCATCTCATTAGCCATCGGCCTTGCCTTTCTGATTCAAATTGGGAAGCTAGTGGATTGGAATTGCTATGCTTTCGATAGGCGGCATCTCTCCCCTTGTGGGAGAGGTAGGCCTCACCCATCCGGAAACAACCGCATCAACCCTTCCAGCCCACCACGATCAACCCCACCGCGTTGGGGCCTCATCCCACCCGTCATGGCAAAAAACTCTACTGGGGTCAGCGTCCAGAAAACCGTTGGAGAAAGCCGCAGCAGGCTCAGGCCCGCATGGATCACCTGCCCCCAGGGAAAGGGTCGGGTATCATGCGCCTGGCCTGCGTCCGCTGCGGCTCTCAGGGGGAAGCGGGTGCCTCCCCTCCCGTGCCGGTTCCAGCGAAGGCTGCGGTCAGGAGGTCTCCCACGATCTTCGCATAACCGGCAATTCCATCCTCGATGCTCATGGTGGCCACATCGTCATCGGAAAACATGTTGCCCGCACCGCGCAAACCAGCGCCGATGACACGGATCATATCGGCGGCTTTCATTCGCCCGCTGGCAAAGCGGCTCGCCAAGCCCGTCAGGTCATCGGCGGCAAAGGCGGTTTCCAGCTCCGCCAGCGCCCCCAGTGTCAGGCACAGAATGCGCCGCTCTCCATCCAGCACTGCCTCCACTTCGCCGCGCCTGCGGTTAGCCCGCCCGAAATTCCCCGCTCCCATCACAAGGCTCCGAAGCTGATGGCACCCGCTGATTCCAGCGCAATCTCGAACTGCACCTCGCCGTCGTGCCGCCCGGAATATTCCAGCGCGGTAATCTGAAACGGCCCAGTAACGGTCCCGAAATCCGGGATGACGATCTGCCAGCCGGGAATGGCACCGGCAAAGAACTGCCCGCGCACCAGCGCATCGCTTTGCTGGTCCTTGAATATGCCCGATGCTGTCAGTCCCGCCCTCTGAATGCCAGCCCCCGCCAGCAATTCGCGCCAGCGCCCGGCACTTTCGGCATCCGTCACATCAACGCTTTCCGCATTGAACGCCAGCCGCTTCGTGCGCAGCCCGGCAACGGTCACGAATGCCCCGCCGTTGTCGATCTTCAGCAGCAGGTCTTTCCCCTTCTGCGCCACCATGGTGTGTCCTTTCGAATTGAATTCGGTGCTACTCCGTCACCGCCCGAAACCGTATTTCCGTCAAAAACTGCTTCGACTTCGTCTGGCGCACAGTCCGGCTGTTGCGAAAAAACAGGCTGACCAATGCAATACCCTCGCCCAGCGCCAGCGGGGCGTCATCGAGAAGCGCCAGAACGCGCACCGCAATGTCCTGGGCCAGCTTGCGCCCGCCCTCCTCGCTCCACACTTCGATGGTCAGGAAATGCTCCTCACCCCGCTCGGAGCCGGTTGAATAATCACGGCTGTCGATTTCGCCGAAGGCCACGCAAGGGAGAACGGGCCTTGGCAGCAGCCGGTCGATGATGCCGCGCGCACCCACCAGACCCGTCAGCACCGCATCTCCGGCAAGCTGGACGTGAACAGCGCGCAGCAGCGCATTGGCCGCCATCATCGGCTTTCCTCCTCGCAGCGACAGACAATGAAACGGCCCGTTTCATCCGGGTCGATAACCGATTTTACAGCAAACACCCGCACCCCTTTGCGAAACCGCATGCCCGCCTCGATATCGCTGCGAAATCCGGCCCATATCCGGTGAGTAATCGCCACGCCATCGGCGGATGCCCGCTCATAGGCACCTTGCGAAACTGGCTCGATAGCCGCCCAGAGAGAGCGCAACAAACGCCAGCCAGCCGCAACACCACCCTGCCCATCCGGCAGTTCTTCCGGCCCTTCCACGTCCAGCCGCGCCGTCAGTTGGCCTGGGTCGAGAAATGTCAGGTTCATCGCTCACAGGCCCAGTCTACGAAACGGCGCAGTCAGCCGCTCATAACCTGCTGGCACTCCGGCGGGCTGGTCGGCAGGTGAAACCGCGCCGCGAAAGGCAAACATATGCGCGATGTGGATCAGCATCGCCCGCTTCAGCGTATCCGGCACATCCGCGCCGCTTTCGCCAAAGCCTGCGGTGAAATCGATCTCGATGCCGTTCAGCGGCTGCCCCGGCGCAGGCGGCTGGCGCAACCACAGCCGCGCCGGTCGCCCTTCGCCATCCAGCAGCTTGTCGATATCGGTCATGTCCTGGGGGTCGCCCGCATCATCGAAAACCAGAATCTTTTCGATGGCTTGCACCGGCCCCTTTGCAATCTGAATCACACCATTCAGCGGCCAGTCATCAAGGTATAGCCGAAAGCTCTGCTGCATCAGGCACAAGCCCGTCTGGCATTCCAGATACTCGCGGGCGGTGGTGATCAGCGATGCCAGAAGTGCATCTTCATCCGCGCCGTCCAGCCGCAAATGCGCCTTCACATCGGCCAGCGTCAACGCCTCCGCTTGGGGCGGGGTCAGTGTGGCATAGGTCATGGTGTCTCCGGGAAGTTATGGTCGTTGCAACGGCAACTTTGTCTGTCATCGCCCGTGGCTCACCCCCTCTGTCCTGCCGGACATCTCCCCCACAAGGAGGGAGATCGGAAAGACGCGCGCTCCTCAATCAGTCCGCAGCGTTCAAGATGGGCGAGAGCAATCCGCGAGTCGATCTCCCCATCTGTGGGGGAGATGTCCGGCAGGACAGAGGGGGGGTAAGCCACAGGCGATGACGCTTACTATCGTCCTCCACCACACCGGGCCAACCCCGGCATGGCGGAAGCACTATCATCCATCAACTCGCCGCAAACTTCACCAGCTTCACCGCCTCGAAGTTCTGCACCCCACCGCCAACACGTTTGGTGGTATAAAACAGCACATAAGGCTTGGCCGAATAAGGGTCGCGCAGAATGCGTATGCCGGTGCGGTCCACCACCAGATAACCGGCGCGGAAGTCACCGAAGGCAATCGACGTGCTGTTTGCCGCCACATCGGGCATGTCCTCGGCCTCGGCCACCGGAAAGCCCATCAGCAGCGCCGCCTGGCCTGCGGAAGCTGGCGGTTGCCAGAGATAGTTGCCCGTGGTGTCCTTTACCCGGCGCAATGTCGACTGCGTTTTGCGGTTCATCAGGAAGCTGCCATTCTGCCGGTGTCCTGCTTTCAGCGAATAGACCGTGTCGATCAGCACATCCAGCGGCCCGGAAGATGCAAAGGCGCCCGCCGCACCCGTCGCCACATAGCCGATCTTGCCCCAGCTCCAGTCTCCATTGGCCACCGTGTCGTAGGACAGCAGGCCCTTCGGCTTGTTCACGCCATCGCCGGAAATGAACGCCGCGCCTTCCTGCTCGGCAAAGGCCACATCCACTTCGGATGCAATCCATGCCTCGATATCGACAGCGGAATCATCCAGCAGCCCTTGCGTCGCCGCCGGCATGGCGTAAAGCTCCATGGTCGGAAACGTCATCTCGGAAAGTTGCGGCGTGTTGGTCTGCGGTCGTGCCGCCGTTTCAGAAACCCAGCCAGCGGCCATTCCGCTCGGCGCAAATGGCTTTTTCAGCACGGCACCGGAAACCTTTCGCACGGTCGAAAGTGCGCGCATCGGCGAGACCACCGCCATGCGTTTACCGATGTCGCTGTCGGTCTCGTTCGGCAGCAGATAACCGCCATCCGCGCCGCTGCTCCCGGAAAACGCCTTGGCCTCCAGATCGCGCAGCGCACCTTCATCACCACGACGAATATACGCCTCGAACGCCGCCTTGTGCTCTTCCGTCTCCGCATTGGCCGCACCCCGGCGACCCAGTGCAGGCCGTGCTTTCTTCAATGAAAGCTCGTCCATCGCCTGTTTGTTGTCGTCCAGCGCCTTGTCGATGCGGTCAAGCTTTTCGCGGGTCAGCACATCGGAGCCCATCTTGCGCTCGATATCGCCCAACCGCTGATCATTCGTCTCTCGAAACGCCTCGAACGCCTCCATGAAATCATCAAACGCCGCCGTCATCGTGTCAGGCACGGCCTTGATCTGCGGTGCAACTGTGTGAATGGAAGTCTGTTCTGTCATGACGTTTTCCTCTGTTGATCGTTAAAAGATGAAAAGCAGCGGTTCACCCAACCGCCGTCACCCCGGACTTGATCCGGGGCCCAGCAGCGTCGCGTCTGCGACGCACAATGCTCTTCCCCGGCGCGGACGCGCCGGACTAGATACCGGATCAAGTCCGGTATGACGGAGGAGAAGCCAAACCTCCCTCAGCGCCGAAAAGTATTCCCCGCCAAACTCTTCGCCGCCAGGCGCATGGCGCGCACCAGCTCGGTGTCACGGTCGCGAAAGAACCGCGCCTGCTTGACGTTAGAAACCCGGGCAGATGGCAGCATGGGAAAGGTCACGACGGAAATCTCCCAAAGGTCGGCCTCCAGAATGCGGCGAATGCCGCCACGCGCGGCCTTGCCCGCCCGCACTGTCTGGAAGCCAATGGAAAGTCCGTCCAGCGCACCCGTCTTCATCAGCGAATGCACCTCTTTCGCCCGCGCAACGTCAGGCGCCAGCACACCCTCGACGAACAGCCCGCGCTTGTCTTCGCGAATGGAGCGCCACGCACCGATGGGCTGGGCCGGGTCGTGCTGGTAGAGCATACGAATGCCAGCGGCACCGCGCTCCTCGATGGATCGCTTGAACGCCCCCGGCTCGATCACGTCCCGGCCAAGATCCACCTCGCCGAACACACTGGCGTAACCGGAAAACGTACCGTCAAAAGCAATGCCGCGCAGCTCCAGATTGGCAAATTTGCGCGTAGCGGGCCGCGGCCCGCGATAAGCGTGCATGAAATTCTCCTGCGATTTTGAGGAAGTCGTCGCTGAGGGATCAGCTCAAGGCTTGGGACGCGCTGCGTAACGCTCGGCCACACGCACCATCACGCCCAGCCCCCACCACGCGCATAGGCTGGCGGCGGCGGAACCGGTCAGCATGATCTCCTGGCTCGAGAGCCCACCGGCGATACCCAACCGCTGGACGATCCAAAGCCCCACCGGCCCACCAAAAATCACGCCGCAGGCAAGCCCGGTCAAGAACCGGCTCGCCGCCTCGCGGTGCGTATGCGGCAGCATATAGATCAACGAGACCCCGGCTCCCGCCACGGCACCGGTAAAACGAGCAGCCCAAATGCTGCCCTCATTGGCAAATTCAGACATGAGTAACCATTCCGCGTTAGAGTAGGATAAGTTGCACAGCGGATGCCCTGCACCCGCCGTGAGGAGTTGTACGCTTTTCTCGAGTCATCAGAATCGGTTGAAGGCAGACCTTCACAGATGGATTCCGGTTGTTGAGAAAGTGGTTCAACGGTGGAACGTCGCGAGAGGCGAAGACATTCGATAGCCTTGTGCTCGTGGCTCACCCCCCTTTGTCCTGCCGGACATCTCCCCCACAAGGAGGGAGATCGGCCGGGCGCTCCGACATCACTTTTACCTCGACGGAAGAGATGGCCGAAAGCTCACCACCTGAGGGGGAGATGTCCGGCGGGACAAAGGGGGGGGGTAAGCCCCCCCGCTGCCGTTTAATATGACGCGATGCTCCCGTGAGAACACCGCCTCAATACCCCACCGCCTCCCGCTTCTCCTCATCGCTCAAAAACCCCGCAGCCCCCACCCTTGCCCATAGCGCATCGCGCTCGACTGAAAGCCCCGCAATCTTGTCGAGGTCCGGCTCCAGCCGTAACGTTCTCTCGAACAACGGCGATAGCCATGACGACAGACTGGCCGCCGTGCGGTTGATCAGCGGCAGAACCGTCAGCCGATAAAACGCCCGGTTCGCCTCCTGGTAATTCGCATAGGTATTGTCACCGGGAATGCCCAGCAGCATGGGCGGCACGCCGAGTGAGAGTGCGATGTCACGCGCCGCACCGTTCTTCGCCTCCATGAAATCCATGTCCCTGGGGGAGAGCCCCATGCTTTTCCAGTCCAGCCCGCCCTCCAGCAACAGCGGACGCCCCGCATTCACGGCCCCCGCATAACCTTCCTCCAGCTCGCGTTTCAGACGCTCATATTGCTCGGTGGAAAGATTGCCGCCTTCCTTGGGCTGATAGACCAGCGCGCCGGAGGGGCGGGCGGAATTGTCCAGCAATCGCTTGTTCCAGATACTGGCCGCATTGTGCAAATCCAGCGCCGCCCCCGCCGCCGCAAGCGGTGAAAATCCGCAATGGTCGTCCAGCGGGTTGAACAGCTTGAGATGCAGCAGCCCCAGTCCATCCCGGTCGGCGGCAATCCGCCGCGCCGCCCGTCCCTCGGCGCGGTAGTCAAACGCCGCAGGCCAGCCATCCGCCCCCTCGATAATGCTGACGCGATCGGGTCGCAGCAAATGCAGCTCGCGCAACCGCTCGCCCACCATCAGCGGCTCGATATAGGCATTGCCGGACAGCAGCAGATACCCGTAAAGCGCCTCGAAAAAGTCCGGCCCGCTCATCTGCCCGTTCGGGCGGCAAAGCAGCCGCAACAGCGCATGCTCACCAATCTCGTCGTCACCCTCGTAGAGCAACCAGCTGACCGAAGCCGCAGCCTCGGCCACCATGCGCGCCGCACGGTGCGCCACCGGGTTGCGCATGAAGCCTTCACGAGACAACGCACCATACCCCCGACCAGACCAATGCGCCCGCCCCGCTTCCCCGGACAGCACCAGAAACCCGCCCGCCGCCTTCTCTTCGCGCACAACCTCACGTCCCGCCGGACGCCGCCACGGCAGATGACCAAAAAATCGCAT